ACCACTGGGCCCGGTACCGTCCAAACTATCTAGGTTAAAATCACTTTGATAAATCCAGTTTTCTGTGCCCACAACTCCGGCTTCTAGTTGACTGAACGTGCCTGTGCTTGTGCCTGTGGAAGAATAACTGTAAGTGCCGGCTAAAGGACCGGTAGCCTCACTTAAAAACACTACCTTAGCACTTTTGGATTCTACGATCCAGCCAGTGGCCACACCGTCTAATTCTCTAGCAATACGTGCTGCTGTTTGAATTGCGGTTTCACCATTGACCAATGTGACGTTATAGGCCACACTGTTTACGGTCACAGTGGCTGTACCACCCGAGCTTGCTGTTGCAATAGTGAGTTGTCTGATTTCTGCTCTGGCACCATAGAAGTGTAACACACCGAACTGTCCATTGTTAACACCGACCTGCAGTGCACTTTCTTGATTAAACAGTCCTGCTCTAAGACTGGTGCCTGCTGTGCCGCTGAACATGGCAGTAAAACGTGCCATATTGGCCTGTCCTGCTCTATATCTTAAAAAACGCCTTGAACGTAGCACACCATAACTGTAGAGTGTGGCACTTGAAGTGCATTCAAACATCTCATCACTGTTAGACACCGCAGTTCCGCCGCCGGCGGCGTAGGTTTGAAATCTATCTGCGTCCAAGCCGTATAGTGCATCCAATTGCAAAATTGGTTGTAGAGCTACAGTTAAATTTTCTCCCCACGCACTGAGTGCATTTATACTGCCCACTCCGGTGCGTATAATAGGCTGACCAGCAGCATTGTATTCCATGCTTTGATGCAGGTCATTTAGTTGATAGTTGGGGAAAGGGTGTATGTAGGGTGTAGTATTTGCACTAGTTGCCATGGTTTACAATCCCCACTTGGTTGATAGATAGTTTTCTACGTTCCTGTACTCAATGTTGTTCAGTGTTTTACTAAACATAATTACTTCTGCTACATTACCTGCCAATCCGTTGGTGCCGCCTTCATCGTTTCCAATAAACAATTCCTTGTTGCTGGCACTGGTATTACCAGCAATGGTGCCTGTAAATGATAGACTGGTGTTGGCCTTGTTGATACGGTACAGTAATTTATCACTGTTGGTAGATCCTGTACCATCGTAGACCAAACTGTGAATAATCCAACTTGTGTTTGCAGCAACTCCACTGTCGCCTGTAGCACCATTCATACCTACAATAAAGTTGCCAGTACCACCTTTGATCAGCAAATCGCTTTCATCAGTAACTGTTAATGTTTGTGTACCCGAAGTTGTGCTCTGTTTGGCTAATATAAACACAGTATATCCTGCTTTGCTGGCCAGTGTTGTAAATGGGTTAACTGTCAGACTGTCTGTACCATCAAATTCTATATAACCATAACCGTTAAGTGTTTCTGTGTTTTCGTAAGTTGGTTTAGCACTGCCGCCATCTGGATTGGCATTATGTTCTTGGCCAGACTTATCAGTCCATTGTGTGATTTGTCCTTCGTCTGTGGCACTGGGGATAAGCGTACTGGTATCTGCTGCATCATACCAAACTTCAAATGTCAACAGTGTGTCACTGTCAATACCTTCACTAATTGATGTTGGATTGCTGATTAAACTAACTGTGGCCCATGGACGTCCTTCCAATAGGCCGTCTGGATGAACATTTGGTGTGCTGACGTTGCCCACATACTTGGCAGGCAGTGTGTCAACGTCATAGGTATTTCTGTTTCTGTAAGCAGGAATGTTTACATTTGCTGCGGTGCCTCCACGACGTTTTAGTTGTTGTATGTCTAACCTACGTTCTTGACGTAGTTGCAGATTACCTGTTTGTATGGTGTGAAAGAAAAATACAGAGTTAGCAGTGTATCCAACGTCTGCTAGTGTGCTGGAACCCAATAGTCCACTGTCGACTGAGTTATTGGCCAACAGTATTAAGTTACCGTAGTAACTGCTGTCCAGTGTTTCGTCTGAAATAGCAGCCGTGCGTACTTCTGCTAGTGTATTAGCAGTGTCTAAACTTAGTGTACTGTATAAGCCTGTAAGACCTTTGTAGACTACATCAATTGCTGCCATTAGTCACATGCTCCATAACCTGGATATAAACTTACACTGTCGCTACGCATGTCTGCGGGATTTTTACTGCGGTGCATGTCTGTGCCTGCAGGAAAACTGGCTACTACAGGAAATACTTGTTCGTCTGGTGTGGTGCTGGCCTGTGTGATACCTGCCAACTTGGCTAACTGATCAATCTCTTGATTTTCTTGGCTGTTGTCTACAACGGCAACCACAGGCTCTTGTGGCACTGTATCTTGTTGTGCTAAGTCGATAATGTCAGCAACTGCTCTAAGTATTTCTGCTATCTTCATTTTGCTATCCGTTTTAGTATTTACCAGGTGCTAAGGTTGGCTCGCTTCCAAGTGTCTGTGGCCACGCAAACATAAACATAGTCACCATCCCATGCAATAGTACCGGCAACTCCTGTACTGTTGTTAGCAGCAGGAGCACTATTGGCTGCAACCACAAACGCACCTTTGTTTACTGTAAATCCTGACTCACTAGCAGTTGTAACAACGTTTGCCTGTGCAATATTACCTACAAAAGTTTTTACCAAACCATTGGTACTGCCTAAGATTAGGTTACCTACGTTGCCTAGGCTTGGACCTGTGACATCATTGCCTACCACATATAAGTAACCATCGTTTTTAGTTGCAACGTCACCAAAGAATGCAGGATCACTGTAATTACTACCATCAATACCCATGTCGATGAAATGCATATTGTCGTCACCGTTGTCAGCAGTTGCTACAATATCTGTGCTGGCACTAGTGCCGTCACTTAGGTTTTGTTCTACCAGTTGTTGATAACTGTCGACATTACCATACATTTGCACAAAAGCATTAGGGAATGAACCAAATGTTGAACCATCGGATGTGACAACAAGGTTCCCTGTCAATTGTGAAGTATTGTTGTCTTGAAATTTAGCTACTACTGTACTATCATGTCTAAGTTGAATTAAACTAACGTTGCCTTGTGATGTATCATAGGCATGACTAAATCCAGTCCTTCCTTCTGGAGTTAAGAATTGGTAACCATTTGTATAGTTGGCTGATGCCCAATATTCTCTTGAATACAAAGAACTATTACCAAAAGTAACATCATAACCAACGCCATCTTCCCAAGGTTCAGTATTAAAACCGATTCTGCCGTTATCGCCGCGAATGAATATTCCGTCTACACTAGTGTTACTGGACTGTAGTTTAATATTTCCAGTATTAGCATAAACTTGATTGTTTGTTATAACAACGTTACCAATATTTCCAAACCCCGATACACTTAAATTGCTGAAACTGCTTCCGCCGCTGGTACTGTCGATCGTATAGCCTCCTGCAGTGCTTCCATCATGAACACGCAGATTCCAATTATCTGTGTCGATGGTAATTTCGCCAGCAGCGCCAGTATAACTGTCATTTACTGTAACGTTACCACGTTTCCATTGTACAACTTTACTCATTATATGTTCCCAAAATTAAATGTAGCACTGGTAACTCCATCACCAACTTGTCCAAGGTCTAAGTTTACTGGAGGATTAATAGGATAGGCTGAATTACTTAAAAATATTTGTCCCGATGCGCCCCAATTATCATCTACATAAGCAGCAATGTTTGCACTACCATTATCTACCAATACATTGAAAGTGTATTTTTCTCTATCTAATTGCACCAAATCGTTGCTACTTATTGTAACTGTACATAATCCCAAATTAGCATTACTGATAGTAACATTACTTTGTAGAACTACGTTGGCATTAGCATACACATAATCATCCACCATGTTAAAGGTCAATGTATAGCCTGTAATATTCACAGGCTTTTGGTCCGAATTCAATACCTTGAGTTTGACAATGTTGTCTATATTTTTATACAAATTAATAGTTCTGGTATACACTACACGATTCCTTTGCTCAACAGTAGGGTCTATGTCATACTGGACGTTGATAGTATTGTCATAAAGATAACTGTAGATTTGCTGCATTAGTGTATTTAGCGGATTCGCCATAAGTAAGTTCTGACTTATTTTCGAACTATAAATATCACTGTGGAAGAATACTACCAAAAACTACTAGAAGAGTATCCTTTTTTAAGTCTTTTGACCTACGGCGGCAATGAATACATAGGCATAATTCAGAATTGTGACGACAGTATTACTACTATCTACGACTATGGTATCCTAAGAACCCAAGAAGAAAAGCAGGTTTATTTGGAACTAGCAGATACTTGGTGGTGGGAAAGTAATAGGATGGTTCCTATAAATCTTTTCATTAAACAAGACTGGGCTCCTTTTAGGGTCTGCTTAAAGACTTTTATCAGCAAGGATGTAGATATCAAGTATGGGCCCACAATCAGCCTAAAAGAAAATGCACAAAAGCGCAGTAAGCGCCGTAGTATTACCCTAGTCCGCAGAATTCCCTAGCAAATTCATGTTGACTGCTACCAGTGTAGCATAAGCAACTGCGTGACTCTGCTTAAAATAATAACTGTCGTCTTCGGGACGTTGCCACACAGTTTTCCTAACTTCACCCCAGGCCTGTCCTATTAAGTGGCGTTTGGCAGGTCTGATTACACTGATAAACATGGCCATTCTAGGAATACTGTTAACTGCTTCAGGCATCTTGATCAGTGTATCGTAATGATTACCTATGTGAATTAACTGCTCACAGAATGCTCTATCATACAGTTTGTCCCACTCAGGTTCTTGCTCTATCAACTCTAATAGATGTTGTTCGCTTTTGACTTGACTGTACAGGTTTACATTAAGAAAATCTAACTTTAAATATCCCAAATCTTCTGCTCGTTCATAGTCTATGCTGGCATATCCTGTAAATGGATCTTGCGGTATTTCTGTAAAGTACACACCTGTGTTGTGTTTTGAGATGGAACCATCCTTAATTATACTGGCACTAGTATGTGGCAATATGTCCAAGATCTTTGTTCTGTCTGCAAAGTCAATGTCAATGTCTGAACGAAATTTCATGTTTTCAAGTAATCGATAATTTGTCTTGTGTTGATAAAATATTTTTCTTGTAAAAATGGCATTTCTTTATTAAAAATACGTTCTAGATTTCCGTTAATATAACTTTCTTGTAAAATAGTCAAATTATCAAATTCTAGATCTAACTCATGTTCAACTGCATTTATTATTTTATCCGGTAGGATATTTAAACTTAAGAAATATTCTAAATAATGCAAAAATTCTCGGTGCTCTTCTTTATATTCATAATTTAAAAAATTAAAATTATAAAATTGTTGGATGTTTTTAATTTCCCTGTCAAAATTTTCGTAATTATAAAACGATGAAACTGGAAATCTATATAATTTTTTTCCTTCTTTGATTAAAGAATTAATGAACTCTTCTTGTCCGTCTGTCGGACCAAATAAACTGTTATCTCTATATGCGTGTTTAAAAAACTCTCTTAGAATATGTCTAGGACAGTTAGGTTCCAATTCGGACAAATTTACATTATAACTTTTACATAAATTTTGAAGTAGAGATTTATACATTTTAATGTTTAATTTATGAAAAGTTTTGATGTGTAAATCGTGAGTTTCTATTTTTCTATCGCCAGCACGGTATAATATTATAGATTGTAAATTAAGTAAGTTAACTTTTTTATCAATCTCTATAACAATAATATTATTTCCTTTAAACGGAATTTTTTCTGTCATATAATGGTCGCTGTGAACTGACTGCGCTTTTTCCACATAACTTTTTTTATGACTGGTTCCTATTTGAGTAAAAGGCATCCCCAATTTTTTATTCGTTAAACACAGGTTAAGAATAAACTCTAAGAAATTACCATGGGTTCCGCCTACAAAATCTATTTCCAATATCAAGTACGGCATTAGCATCACAGGCCTGCCTTTGCTAGTATATCTTTGACCCACTCTGTGTCTGCAACATAGTCTGTGAAACGACGTTGCCAAAAGTCTGGATCAATGTAAGGCAAGATCATTCCGACTTGTTCTTCGTTGAGCGTTTCGAGGAAATGTATTCCGCTATCGCAATTAAACACAATCCAAGCAGTGACACGACAATCACAAATTTGCTTAACCACACGATTACTGCTAGCCAATCTAAAGTAGTCATTAAAATTTCCCTTCAATTTTTCATCTGTGTCTGCTAGTAACTGCATTTCACGTAAAGCACGTTCTAATGCGTCTTTAACATTTTCTTTACGAATGTATTCTAACATCCACTCTGTGTACATGGACTCTTTGGTCCAGTGATCAATCTTTTTATTGTTTTTTAATAACCAATCAATAAAGCTGGCAGTATTAATGCAACGTATTGCCACAAGATGTCTGCCGAATTTAACAAAAGCCATATAATAAGGACTGCCAACAAAATCTTCATATGTTTTTAGTTTTGCACTACCCTGTGTAAGTTCATAAAATCTCAAATAGGCTTTAAATCCTATCTGTACTCCCTGTTCATTCTGTTGTTGATACCTGCGCTTGGGCTCGCAAAGATGTGCAGCCAATGTGCTTTCTTTACTGTAACTTTTGTTGCAATACCTACAGGTATACGTCACCCTAATTCCCGTTTAATGTCCTGGTCTGTCATGCCAGACTCTTGTGCCAACAGTTTTAAAGACTTAGTATCATTGATTGCGGCTAGTAGTTCTATTTCATCTTGCTTACGTTCTGGATATATCTTTTGCAAAAACTTTACTGCTTTACTGTTTGATCCTTCTTTCTTTTTTGCAGCCTGCCAATAATGTCGTTGCCGACCCATACCCGGACTAACTGTGGTAGCCAATAACCATTGCAGTTTAGGATGTTTATTTAAATCAAAAAAGTTTACATTCAACCTTTCGTTAGTTACACGTAAGTACCATTCTTGAAAGTCAGCACTACCCTCTACGCTGGCACCATAACGTAGCATCAAGTAAGTGCTAAACTTCTTTTGTTCTTCTGGTGTAAGTTCGTCATAGAACTGTCTGTTCTTTGTGTCGAACTGAGCCATTTCATTGTTAATCGATAGTTTGTCCATTATACTGGATGCCAAAAAACTTCATTGTTTTGTTGCTTTAACAGATAGTAATACATTTTAACACGTTCTAATTCTTCTGCCAAGCCTGGATGTGTCCGAGCCAAAACCATCATTTCTCGGTAAACTTCTAACTGTTCTTGGTCAGTTGGTTCGTATTTGTAACCAATTAACTCCCTCGCAGTTTCGCCTGCATATCGCCTGTATATGGTTTTACCGCCATCCGGCGATTCGTAAATGTACGGTCTTTCAGTTAAGTCGCTCATACTACCATACTTTTGTATAGTTAACAACCTCACTTTGCCTACTGATGTCTTTAACAAAATAAACACACATAGGTTTTTCTACGCCTGTTTCTAAAGGAACGGCCAACATCTGTCCTGGTTTTAGTTTAGGAAAGTACCACTTAACGTCCTGATAGATGTCAACAACTTCTACAGGAAAGAAGTCTGGCCTAAAACTTGTTAATGGATTAAAAGCAAACGCACTAAATCCTCTGTCGTTGATGCTAGTAAGAGGAACTACTTCTAAGTCGCCCAAGTCCTTTTCGCCTATTAGCAGTTGCCAATCAATTGGCATTTTTATAGTAGCGTTGCCTATCTTTAAGACGAGAGCAGGGCTGTTAAAACTTTCTAAAAAGATTAAAGGAATAAAAAAGTAGTCAGGGTCTTTGGGATCTGAATTATCTAATACGCAAAAACGTATGTCATCTACTTCTTCTGGTATATCATTTAATTCGTAACTGGTATTGTCTAATGTTAATAGTCTCATATAATATTAATAGTGTTACGCAAAGTATACACTCTTATAAAAATATGTCAATATCTAATCTGCAATTAATTCGTCTGTTAAACAGATTCGAACATAATCACCTCTTTGGAATTCTATCATTGATTCCGGTCCCAACGCTAAAGTAATTGTTTTGGTGGGTCGTAATTTAAGATCTTGGCAGATTTTTAATGACTTGTTATGGAATTTTTCAATCAACCATTTATGGGGGAAGTTTTTTAAGAGTTGTATAGACAAATATGCACCAAGTCTATCAAAAACATTACTACCCAATAGAGTAGCAGTAATACCGTCATCTATTTTTTCTTTGGTAAATCTTATACCTAATCGCAAAGGATCACTTACCATATTTTTACTTAAACTTGTAGTAAAGTCGGTTACACATTTTCTATCTAATGGATAAATTACTGAGGTTGAGATTCCGAAATAAGCTCCATCCACAAACACAGGAACATTTAATTTATCTGCATTGTCCAATAATTGGTCCTGATCGGGTAGTTCGCTACCATTTCCGCTATATGGCATACTCAAAATTATACAGTCGTTTATTTCAAGCGGTGCATCCTCTAGATACACTAGTTTTCTATTCCAAGTTTTGCAAAGTATTTTAGTTAAAATAAAATCGCTTCTACTTACCCTTACTGTCCTGTTTGGATATCTTGCAATAAATTCACCGAATGCATCACTGGTACCCGGGCAAAAAGAACTTAATTTAAATTGATCTAAACCTTTAATTTCATGACATGGACTATCAGTTAACCAAGTTCTCCAAGCAAGATCTAAATCTTGCTGCTCCACTTGCATTAGTTTTTCCCAAGTAATATTAGGAAAAATATTATCAATAAAATTTATAATTTCCGGAATAATTAATGGTTTATGACCTATTAACATATTTTACCTAAATCTAATGCTGGAAAATTTATTTGCTCTTTAAGAACACCAGTAACATTTTGAGTCCATTTGTCTGTCATTCCTGCATTCGCGCCTATGTGGTATCTAGTAGGATGATAAACAATAGCATCTCCTGCCTTCCAATTTGAAAAAATAGAGTCGCCGGCATTAAACATATGGCCGGGCTCCCAATCCTTCATAAAAACAATAAATCTAATTACATATTCAGATTCTTCTGGATAATGTTTTTTAAACATCACAAAATAGTCTCTGTGCCATGGCAAAACATTGCCAGGTTTTTGCAAAGACGGTCTGCTTATAGCATGCTCTAATGGCAACCAATCTTTTACAATTTTTTCCCATTCCATATGCAACTGTGGTTTGTCGTGTGTTGTGCCCCATGATTTAGTATTTTGGCTTGTGTATCCAACTGCGGCGGCACCATCTGTTGTTACGGTCCACTTTTCTGCACCTTGGACTCCTCCCCAATCTTTCAAACCTTCTGCACATACTGAATTCCAATAAGTTGGACTTTTGTCAACTAATGCATAACATTCATCCAGAATTGTATTCCAATCAGCAGATATATTACCAACGTAAAGGTAATCTACTGTTTCTAAATAACGTATAAATTTATCACGTGATATCATTTACTGCCAATCTACTCGCTCAACGGCGAATGGGTACTGTGCATCTCGGTAAAATTGTTTTCGTTTAGTGAGGTGTCTTTTGGCAAATTTACAGGTGGAAGTAATGTCCCAGATCTGGACAAAGTCCTTATCTTCTGCCTTTCTAATGCCTCGGCCAATTGACTGGATAACACGTACAAAGCTCTTTCCGGGTTCCACAAGAACCAAATTGAAAATCCTAGGAATGTTAATACCCACAGCGGCCACACCATAAGTCGCAACAATAACCTTATCGGTGCTAGTAGCAATCTCGTCATATTCGTCCTTTCGATCCTTTGCTTTGGTTGCGCCGCTGACAAAAACGGCGTTGTTGATTTTACTTGCCAGTTCCTTGCCAGGACCCACCCTGTCAATAAGAACTAATGTATTGCCCGATTCTGCAATACGGTTTACAAGTTCACTGACGTAATCTAGTCTGGAATCTGTTTCTAATAGATATCTCAGTTCGCTTTGATAATCTTTGTATTCTACGTAATCCGATAACTGTACAATATTTACGTGACAGTTACTGAGGTGTCCTGCTTCTTGAAGTTCGCTGGCACTAAGTTTTCCTACCACAGGACCAATACAACAGTTCAGTGCCTGAAAAGCAAAATCTTCTTTAGGTATGGTACCAGTTAGTCCCCAACGAATAGGTATGCGGGCAAACACTGTGGTCAGCAAACTTTTTAGTGCATCTGCTTTGGCACTGTGTGCTTCGTCTACCATTACACAGACTACGTCTTCCACAAACTCCTGTATTGTAACATCTGCTTCGTAGTTGCGTGTATTTTTTAGTAATGCGTTTAGACTTTGCCAAGTACAGATTGTGTGCTTTCTTGTATATTCTTTACGGTCACCGAACAGCACACCAACGTCTAAACCCATGTTGACATAGTCTGCTTCTGTCTGTGTGACCAAACTCTTACTGGGCACAACAACAATAGTTCTACCATACTGCTCCACACTTGCACTTAGCGCCGCGGTCATAATAGTTTTGCCTGCGCCTGTGGCCACTTCCTGTATACACTGTGGATTTTCTAAAAACTTATTGATAATTTCAATTTGGTAATCCCGTAATACAATAGGCTCACCTGCCGCAGGATGTCCTTTGGGCCAAGCAATATCTGCAAACGTTGACTCTGTTACTTTGTCAAACTCGAATGTAGTTCTGTAGTCACGGACATCATCTACTTCAATGTCATAGCCACGACTTTCAAGTTCAGGTAGGATGTCGGGCAGTAAGTTGATGTAGGTTGTGCCACCTAAATTAAAGTAGGGAACCTTACCATCCCAGCGTCCCAGTCTCACTGCTGGCAAGTAACGTGCTCCAGGTATTTCATACTTGAATTTGTTTACCAGTGTTTTGCGTGTGACTAAGTCTAAACCTTCCAGTTTAACATTAACTTCGTCACGAATAATTAATCTACATTCCATTATAGTAATTCAATTACCTTTTCTGCATTTTGCGCCCAACCCTGACGTCTGCTACCAATTAATAAACTGCTATGAGTTACCAACAGTTTAATTTTATTCATTAATTCCGGATCACGACTTCCAATATTAAGATAAACAATCTCTTCAGTATCTGTTTTATCCAATGAAGTGGGATCATAGTAGTACACAGGCAACCTGTTGGTCAACCGTGCATACTCTAAAACGTGTTTGAACTCTTCTTTGGCAATGCCAAATTTTCTGTTCTTAATAAAGTTTACAGTTTCTCGATAATAGTCAGGTTTGACTTTGTCTGCAAGTTCTTGTTCTACTTCTGTACTTATCGCATAACCGCACACTTGTGCATAATCACACAATCCGACCAAGTTGGTCCAACAGTGACTACCAAGTTGTTGCTCCAAATAGTCTATTAATGATTGTTCTGAATTTGTAATAGTGTAGCACCCATCGCGATCCCGGACCAGTTCAATGCGATAGTCAGTTTGTTCTGCCGCTTGAATTTGTTGTTGCAGTGCCAATACTTCATCACTGATTTCAAACTGTTGTGCTCGACCTAAAGCCACAATGTAGTTTACATTAAATTCTGTTAAGGCACCACACCACACCTTTTGAACGGGATTCCATTTACATTCACCTTGACTTAGTTTGGCCAAGTCTCGTAGTTGCTCGATCAATGAACCATCAAAGGGAAAGCGAACAATAATTTTATCGTCTTCAATATAAATTTTGCGACTTCTATCTACTTGTCTAATACCTAACCTGAAGTTATCTAACACTTCAGGAATGTAAACAGGATCGGGTAAATTGCCTAACTGTTTACGATACTTGGTAACAATCTTTACTGCAAGAGCTGCCTGTTTGTCTGTGTAAGGTTTCTGGCTGAGTGCAGTTTGTTCGCCCAGACTGGATAAAATCTGCACATCATATCTGGCAAGGCTGAGTGGACTCTGTTGATTTTGAAACAAGCCTAACAATTTGCCGCCACGAGTACGCCAACCAGAAATAAATTCGATGTAGTCTTCTACGTAAAGAAAAGTTTGCTCCATACAGTATTATAATTTATCCTAGTAAAGAAGTCAAAAAAAGCCCTGCCATAAAAATGACAGGGCCTAAAAAGGTTGCCTCAGGAGCTGACTGAATATTGGCAACCCTAAACTTAATCCTCGTCTCCAGTGTCGTAAAATTTCATTTCCATGCTTTTACCGCGAGTATCATATCCATCTGTACCCTCAATGTCTTCATCGCCGTAAGTTACGTTGGCAATTAATTCCCAACCTTCAACTTCGTAGACATAGATTTTTAATTTGGCTAGATCCAATGGTGCAGTTAAACCTAAATCGCCATCGAAGAATGTACCTTTTTCTACACTCTGACCAATAAAGCCCACAGTGTTTTCTCTGTCCGGCCTGTCACTGCACATGAACTCTTCGGTGTATTCGACTTCAACACCGTGCTTTTCCAATTCTTCATAATCCAGTTTGCAACTCCAAACTTCATCACCATTTTCATCCGAAATAGTAATGTAATTGTATTCGCTAAACTCGCAACCTACTTCATGAGCAATGTCATCGCAATCATAATAACTGCCAGGTTCTACAAAACGATGCTCTTCTGGAACTTCAGGACTGTCTTCGTCATCATCCCAACCCCATCCGCCGCCAGCATATTCTTCTACATCAATTTCATTGTCACGAAAGTACTCATAGGTCTCTCGGGGCACACTTCCAAGAACAATCTCGCCACCATAGCCAGTTAGGCTTACACGATATGTTCGGGGTGTGAACTTAAGAGTTTGGATAAGTTCTTCGTGTTGTTCAGATTTAGTTTTAGTTGCCATAATTGAATCTCAAGTTGTTTAGGGACACCAGTTGGTTGTTTAAGACTGAGGGGATATTTGATATGAGCCCCAAGTCTCCCGTTCTTGTATTTAAGCCGGCTTCATGCAAGTAGTACGAGCCATTACTTGCCAACGCTCGGGGAAACTGACACGCAAGTCAGCAATCTTCAGCGCCATACGCAACGACATCTCACGCAGACGATTCTTGTTATCGTCCATAAACGCCAGGATCTCGTCCTGTGCCACAGTTTCAATCTCCTCATAATCACGGAATAGTTCGCCATCGCTGGCAATCTGCTTGATACGGAGGATCTT